AGTTACTCACAACTGTAGGAAGTGTCAATTTTCTTCTACTCCAGTTTTACCAAAATGGAATGTTAATAACCCTGACGTTTTATTTATTTTTGAAACTTCTTATTTAGATCAAGCTTCTTCTGATTTTTTTATATCTTCTTTAAAAGAAGTAGGTTTTTCTTCAGATAAAGCTTGTTTAACATATTTATTAAGATGCCCCACTAGAGAGGTGGATCAAAAGTATATAGACAACTGTTTACCATACTTGCATAATGAGATTCACATTATGAATCCTAAAATTATATGCCCGATAGGAAACACTGTTTTATCTAATCTTTTTGGCACTGAAGTCAAAATGAAAGACTATAAACAAAAACTTAATTGGTTAGGTAGCTGGCCAATTTACCCATTGTATTCTCTAAATTATGTTTTAAAATCTGGAGAATCTGCTCAAGCTTCCTTTAAGGAAGATATCTTACAAGTGTACCAATTTATATATAAGAAAGGCAACAAAAATGGAGCTCATATACCTGAATGATAGAACTATAGATTCTATATCAGACAACGAGATGTCCAAGTTTCAAGAGGTCGTTGCCAACGACATTAAATCTCCTGAAACTTCTGATGAAGTTAGATCTTATCTTCACTCTCACCTTGAACTTTGGCACTATAGCCTTCAGTTGGTTAGAAGAGAAATTGAACTTCAATTATCATGTCAAAAAACTAAAGTTGAAATGCACAAAAACAATTTAAGAAAAAACAATTCACAGTATTCAGAATCTCAAGTTTTAGATTATGTTAATAAACAAAACAATTGGAGAATGACAGCTGTTAAGTTTCTTTCTAACATTGAAAGAAGAACTCTTTATGTTAAGCTGTTAATAAAGAACAAATAATATGGCCATTTCTATAGAATCACTACAGTCTTTAGACTCTTCTTTTTTTGAAGAAGATTCTTATGAGTTTTTAATATTTTACCAATTCTATAAAGATTGGATAATATATGATTCTAAAGAACTATCATATGACATTGTTCTTTCTTTGGCTAATAACTTTATGAACTTTCATGGAAAAATTCCTTTTCCTGAAGATGTTCTTAATGATTCATATTGGAGTGCTGTTCCTTTAAATTGTTTTAGATTTAAATTATTAGACAATTTACATTGTGGACTTGTTGATCCTGTTGATTTAGAACCTGGTTATATTGTTGAAGGCGTATCTTGGACTAATGGATTTGTTTATGTCGTTAAAGACAAAAAAAATATTATTCAAATTAAATTATTTATAGACTCAGAAACTTATACCAATTATACTTACCCATAGTGGTGATATAATTGTTTATTGCCTCTGTAGTTAAATGGATATAACATGGGACTTCTAATCCCCCGTTCTAGGTTCGATTCCTAGTGGAGGCGCTACACGTATTATACGGAAAGTATTATGGAAACATTTAAATTACACAACTTTAAAGAAAGCAGCGTCTTGCACGCTGCTTCCTGGAACACTGAGACAAAAGATCTTATCGTTATTTTTCGTTCAAGAGCAGTTTGGCTTTATCGTCAAGTTCCTGAAACCATCTACGAGAACTTTATTGCAGCTACCTCTTCAGGTCAGTTCTTTAACATTAATATAAGGGACACCTATCTTTCTCAGTGCCTGTACAAACAGGGAGAAACAGTTGTCTAAACGTAAAAAAAACAAAAGTAAAACTTATCAAAAGCAGCAAAAATACTATTCTTATCAAACTAAAGATCCTAGGCAAATTAAAGAAATAGCTTTAAAAGTATTTGGTTCTTTATATTATAATCCTAAACAAGATTCTATTTAAATTGTTTTTGTTCAAGATATGTAGTATAATCCTTTTGCCCGTATTTATTAATAAGGATTTATATGACTACAATAATTGGAGTTCAAGGTGACGGTTTCAGTATCATTTGTACAGACTCCAGAATATCCTCTATGGACGATGGTGGATTTGCTTCTCAAATAACTACTTTAGGAAAAAATTCTTCTAAAGTTGCTGTCAATGGCAGATATCTACTGGGTGCTGCTGGCGATGTTAGAGCTATTAATATCCTCCATCATGTTTTTCAGCCACCTATTCCACCACCAGGTTTAACTGACTCTAAGTTGGATCAATTTTTTACTAGTAAATTTATACCATCTTTAAGAGCTACATTTGAGGTTCAGGGCTATGCTGCCCCAGAAAGAGATGAATCAAACCATATAGCTGAGCAAGGGTCTACGGTGATTTGCTCAATCAATGGCTGTATTTATGTTGTTGATGGTGACTATTCTTGGACATCTGACGTCAGTGGCCTCTATGCCCTTGGTACAGGCGCTCCTTATGCCCTAGGTGCAATGTCTATACTATTCCCCAAGAAGGGTATTCCTAATATCGCTCAAGCTAAAACCTTATGTCTTAAAGCTATTGCGGTCTCCGCAAAATTTGACCCTTATACTGGTCCCCCTTACTATTGTTATGTACAGGAAGAGACATAGAACGGAATAATAATGGATTTTGATACACTTACATGCGGTTCTTGCGGGGTTGAATGGAATCGTCAAAAAACTAGAGGAAGAAAGCCTAAGGTCTGTCCAGACTGTACTATTAAATCTGTAGACTATATAGAAGAAGACCCTATAGAAAACATTCCTTTGTCTCCGGAACCCCCTCGTGCTAAAACTAAATATCCACCTAACACAAAATGGATATGTCATTCTTGTCAAGCTAATGTTAAAGTTGGTATTGGCATAAACGAAGAGCCAACACATAAATGTCAAAAAAGACTTAAAAAAGTTTTTCCTCTAGAAAGAGTTTAATATTATAATGATTAGTTCCATCTGGCCTATGCCACAAAATTTAAAGGTACCAAAAAATGAAAGCTCTAATTTTCTCAAAGTTGTTCAATCTACTGACGACTCTTCTGACTCTGATGACATTAATTATCAAAATTTCATTGCCCAAAAACAAGAGTTTATTACTAACAGTAGTTTAAATCCTAAAATTAAAAAAGAATTAAAAGCTGCTCTTGATGATTTAGGCAATTTTATTAATCATAATCAATTAAAAGGTAAGCACTTTCAAATAGGTTTTGCTGTAGATGATATGAGTGAATTTGCTGTTATCCAACAACAGTTTCAGGAACAGTTTATTGATCAATCAAACGACGATCCCTTTTAATATGATGAATTTTGATGAATGGATTAAAATAGGTTTAGATAATAACTGGTGTGGACCAGCAGTATGTTATACTCATGACAGCTTTCCTATGACCGAAGAAGAAGATGATCAATTTGCTGAAGGATCAGATCCTTGTATGCATATGATTCGCTTGTATGAAGACGACGATCATAAACAAAATATCGAGAGTGCACACTCTCCTTCTATGTGGAGAAAACCTTATGAGCCAAAATAATGAAGATCTTTTAGCCTGGGTCACTAAATGCCCTGAATGTGCTGTTTCTAAAATCGAGATTCTTCAAATGGATCTTGATGAATGGAAATTGATTGCTCAACATCGTGAGCAAGAAATCCATAGATTAGAAAATGCACTAGCTCGTGGTTACAATTAAACATGTCTGAATTAAATGATTTAGATAAATATAAAGTTCTTGCCAAAGAGTTCTATCCCTATGTTGCAATGGAAGCACATCAAGCTACAATACTAGGTCCTACTAGTAATGATTGCGATCCCTCTTGTCCTGATTGTCAGTGGTACAATTGGGGTTTGTCTTTCAAAGAAAGAATAGAGAATGGAGAATTCAATGAAATCCTTAGTTAAAGCTATTAACAATTTAGCTAATTCTATAAGTAGACTTTCTAGTAGTGATAAACTTGTTATTACTAAACCGGCTACTAAAACAACTACTTCCAACCCTTATACTGGAACAGTTAATGTAACTTCTACTTATGTTTCAAAAGATACAGAAGGTTGGTTTTCTTTGAATTCTGCTGAAAGAGAACAGCTTTATTATGTTTATAAAGCCATTACAGTTAATGGCGCAGATCCCAATTACACTAGTCAAGACATAGTTTTTTCTAGAGTGATGGATAACCTTTATGCTAATTGGCCGTCTTTGCATTCCCCTATTAATAAACTTATTGCTTTGAAAAAAAGATCTATTCAAGATAAGTATAATCAAAAATATACTTCTTCTAAAGAAGTTTGGAAATTTCCTCATCAACACGAAAATCCTTAAAGTGAAAAGAGATATATCTTCTGAAGCTAAAGATAGATTGATTAGAACATGGGGTCCTGAAGTTCTATTAGAATGTGCTTGCGGTCAAGTTCCATCACACTCTATGTGGGGACAATACTCAAATCCACGTTGTCCTGTTTGCAAGCAGGTATGTCAGGTAATAAGTCAGGAGTGGGGATTTACTTCTGATGGATCATAAAGAAATGCGAGATGCTATGAACAGAGCACTAAATGAAATACATAATGATTTTTGCAATAACTGCAAGAATCCATTTAATGAAAATCAAGGTGGATACACCGATCTTATCACAGTTGATAAAATGCATAAACTATGGTATTGTGATGACTGCTTTGAAGTAGTTGAAGATGAAGATGATTATTTCAAAGATTAAAAACCGTAGAAAACATAAAGTTATTTTTAGACTTGAATCAACCGGTAAAAAGATTTGCACCGTAAAATTTACAGATAGAGAATTTTTGAGAATAACCCTTGCAGCTATGTCTGCAAATATTACTCTTGAAGATTTTTTTATTGACATAATAAGAGACGCAGGAAAAAAATGACACATCATAATCCTATTACAGACGTAATAAAGAAATTAAAGCGTCATCCTAATAATTCTGATCAACCTGATCTTACCCAAAGTGAAACAATAGCTAATCAAAGACAGCTTATTAAATTCTGGGTAGATCACTCTAAAAGATTAGAACTAGAAAACCAAGATCTTAAACTTCAAATAGCTACTCTACGTGAAGAATACAACTATACACAAATCGCTGAATAACATTTACAAGGAAATAATCATGACACAGTCTAAATGGACAGATAAAGACGAACAAGGTAATTACGTGCATTTCTATATGCGACACGAAGTTCGTGATCACGGAAGAACTGAAGAAGAAGCTGAAGCTATTGTAATTAAGTACTTTGGCGCATTTCCAGAAAACTAATAGTTTTTAATATAATAAAGGACATGTTATGACAAACCCTACAATGACTAATTCTGAATACCTTGAATTATGTAAAGAGCAAAAAATTAATCATCCCGATGTAATGGGATTTTATTTTCCTAAACCAATTCCCAATTTTGAACCACCTATGATTACCGATAGTGGCTCTTTAAGAGAACCATCATTTCCTATGATATCAAAATGTTGTTGGGACTGTGCATACTTGTATTATTTTGAAAGAACAATAGAAGAAGTAAAAGAAATTTATGGCTATGGCAATAATAAAAAAGATAGAAGCTATTATCTTAATGGAGAACTTATAGAAAGAATTTTTACTTCTGAAGAGATTGAAGCTAAGAACCTTGCAGATGACTTGCATATTCAAAAAAATTTAGGATATTACTTTTGTATTTTTCCTAAAGAAGATCTTAATTCAGGAATTATGATTATTGAAAATGAAGAAAACATTGAAAAATTTGATTATGAATGGGCTTGTGACATTTGTGAAATGAGTGGTTGTTACTAACTATTTTCTTTTTAAAATTGCTATATAAGGTAAAATTAAGAAAAAAATTTGTAGGCCCAATTTGGTTTTAAGTTTTTCCTAGCACCTGGGAATTTAAATCTTTTTTTTTAATACAAAATAGAATTATTATAAGTAATATTTTTTTAACTTTAGGCCCTTAAATTACCGAAAATTATCTCATGACTCTAGCTGCAGTTTCCCCTGCTTCAATTACTTTTGCTAGTGTTCCTCTACTCATAACACCAATCCTTTGTGCAATTCTTTGTACTGGACCTGCACTTTCAGCTATCTCATCTGATGCAGAAGACACTTTTGCACCTAGCGTACCAAGGGCTCTTCTTGCTGCTACAATCGGCTGCCTAACAAATTCATCAAAGATATTAGGATGCATGACCGGAGTCATATCAACTGCTCCTGAATATCTAACTGAAGAACCTATCGCAGTTCTTGGTATTGAAACAGAAATGTTGCCTATATCTTCTACGGCGTTTCTATAAGGATGTACTCGGCCACGAAGTGCAACCTTTTTTCCTGTAGCTATTGTACCCCCCATCTCAGTACTTGGGCCAAATGGATTAAGATTAAGATCATCTACGTCAATACTTCTGGCTACTGCTTCTCTATATATTTCTTCTGAATCAGCGCCTTGCTTAGACAATTTAACGAGCATGCTATCATCATGAATTTCTCTTTGCATCATACTTGTATCTACCTCATATGCATGCAAGAAAACATCACTTCCATCCCTGGCTGCTGGACCCATTCTATCTCGAGCAGCAGATAAGGTCCCAGCATGAAATACTGCTGCAGCATCTTGGTGCTCTTCACCCGACAAAAAAGCAGTAATATTGCGCAGGTTATCAGCATTTTGTTCTTTAAACGGTCCATCTTTAACTCTTTCGCTAATCATTTTTAAAAGTGTTTGTGGATTTTTTGCAGCTTCCAATTCTTCTGCTTTAATAATTCCTGCATCAAACAAAGAATCTATAGAAGCCTGTACATGCGGATGGACCATTAAATGTGGTGCTATCGGAGATGAAGAGGCGTGATAAAAGAAGACTTTTTTGCCTCTTTGTAATGGGTGTAAAGCTTCAGTTTCGGAAAACTCATCTGGATTTGATATTCTGCCAATGTCTTGCAAGAATTTGTCTATGCCTTGTGCGTCTACAGCTGTTCTAGGTCTAAGCGAATTTAAATCAATAGAACCGGCTAGATGCAGATTCTACAGCATTTTGTGAACTTTGCAGATCGTTATGTATAGACTCTAACATCCCTGATAGTCCAGATGGACCAAGGTCACCTACGCCTAAGCCCTTCTTTAACTTATCAAAGAAACCCATTTAAAACAAACCTATGCTATGGCCAAGTATTCCGGCAGTTACTGCACCAAATGCTGCAATACCAGCAGCACCGTAGCCTGCCCTGCTTTTTCTCAATAGAGTAACGCTTTCAGATAGGGCTTTGTCTGCTTTTCTTACCGCTCCAGATGCTTTTACAAGATTTCCGGGATGCGTGGTTCCAAAATTCTCCGCTCTTCTAGCTAGCCCAGCAGCTCCTTTTTCTAGGCTTGTTGAAGTCCTTCTTGCCGTGCTTGACTTAGCCATGTTCCTAGCAACTCCATTCCTACCAACAGCAGCTATGCCACCGCCTATTGCCATGATTCCTGCTCCAGCAGCCATCGTTCCCATAGAACCGTTTTGCATTCCTCCTGCCATAGTCAAGGCACCGGCTGCGATTGTTCCATAGCCAAAGTTTCTTGGACCTCTAAAAGCATCTGCTCTATTTGAAAGTTTTCTAGAAGCTTCCATAGCTGTGTCTGCAGCATCTAGGCTTTGACGGATAGCACCAGAAACCTTATTTGCCTTAGACATAGCTCCAAGCATCCCTGAAGCTCCAGCAATGCCTACTGCCGATACTCCAGCTCCCATTGCAGCTTGACCGTAATCACCTTGCTGAAACTGCTGTGCACTGTAGGCTGCTCCACCTACGCCCATTGCTGCAAGGCCAATTCCACCTTTTTTAAATCTGCCACTAGTTTTTTCTATAGCACTAGCTCCACGTCTTGCGTACTCAGCGTTGGATAAAGATTTTCCGCCACCACGAGCAATTTTGTATGCTCCAGCTCCAATGCCAATACCAACAGCACCTACTCCAACTCCTTTGGATTTATCTACATATCCGCCTTGAGTGGTTTTATTGTAGGCGTACCCCATAGCCCCTACGCTGGTACCGGCTAGTATGCTTGCAGAAATTCCCCTTACACTAGCCATATTTTCTCCCTTTGGGTTATTATTTAATAATAGTACTCATATTTTTATGTTTTTCTATGATACAATTTGATTGCTTTATGCTCGCTGGCTAGTAACCTAGTCCTTAAATTACAGGAAAATAATGGGAATGTTTGATTACTTTAAGATAGATTACCCACTGCCAATTGAAAGTTACGTACCCAGAAAGTATGTTCCTCATATATTAGCAGCCTTTAGTCAGGATGAGTTCCAAACAAAAGATTTAGATTGTTTTCTGGATCGATATTATATAGATAATGCTGGTAGAATATATGTTTCTAATCTTGTTGATTTTGAGGAAGACGTAAGATCAACTTACGAGAAGATATATTACCATGGACACATTGAAGTTCATATGGGAATATATCTAGACCCGGATGCTCCTGGTACTAAAGTGCACACATACGACCTATGGTTAAAGTATGACCTTAAATTTACAGATAGCCTTTTGGTTAGTGCTACCATGCTATCTCCAACCAAAGAAGAAATAGATGAATTATACTGAAAATTACAAGAAAATTTATACTGCCATTTCCAAAGCTGATCTGCCACATGAAAAAACTCACAAAGCTGCCCTTCGCATAACTGATGCATTAAACGACATATTTGTTTACACCAATCTTCAATTTCCATCTATGATGGATGAGATAATGGACATAGTAGAACAGTTTACTACTACAGTAAAACTAGGTGGCTATGATCTAGATGATAGGGATTAATTTAGCAGGGTTTGTTAATAGAGTCCAATAGACTCTCCACCTTTGCATTAATCCTATCAAAAAGAAAATCATATTCAGTATATCCATGGTATACTAGTACCACCTATGCGGTTGTAACTTAACAGTAGAGTACGTGCGCTTCCGACCCACGGTGTGAGGGTGCAATTCCCTTCAACCGCTCCAATCTTAAACACGGAGTAAAAATGAATCACGACCCTAGTAGAAAACCTCCCCTGTATAAGGGCGATAGTGTACAAGAAGCTTTTGTTTTAAATCTATTAAATGAAAAAAGAAATGGTTATTACGTTGAGTTAGGAGCTTTTGATTCCAACTTAGGCAGTAACACATATCATCTCGAGAATGATTATGGATGGAATGGTGTTTCTTTTGAAATACTAGACGACAGACGCAATCAATTTGTATCTAACAGAAAAAATCCTTGTCACGGAGATGCTTTAAAGTTTAATTATATTAATTACTTTGAAGAAAATAATTTTCCTAAACAAATAGATTATCTTCAAGTAGACATAGACGCCGGCTATCAACCAGATGGTAGACCATTTGGCAACCATTACCTTACTCTATTGGGGCTTATATCTTTACCATTGACTCAGTATAGATTCTCTGTCATAACTTTTGAGCATGATTCAAATATGTACTTTAGAAATACTGGCATGCGTGACGCACAAAGAGAAATTCTAGATTCCTTAGGGTATACTCTTGTGGTTAGGGAGATCCATGAAGACTGGTGGGTAGACCCAAATGTATTACCTATTGATAAATATAGGAAATATTTAAGATGGGAGACACTCTAATGACTTACTCTACCTTAATAGTAGAAGACTTTATCGATGATAAAGATGTAGATCTACTAATAGATTCTTTTGCTGAGGCACCTTTTTATTCCGCGCCAAATAATCCAAATCTATTCAGCTATCAAATACCTAAAGACTATATCCATTCAGCAATAACTGACATGATCAATGATAAGCTTACTAGCACTTTAGAAGACCATTATAAAGTAAAGATATCCCAATACACAAGTGGATCAGTCACTCGTTACACAGAGGGGCAATACATAGGTATGCATGCAGACTGGGCCCCGGAAGATGTATATGTTCAAACTCTTGATAAGAAGAGAGTAGACATTAGCTCTGTCACGTATCTTAATCAAGATTATACTGGTGGAGAATTGATATTTTGTGAAGTCAGTAAAGATCTATTGATGAATAAATTAATGACTTTAGTTCCAAGAAGAGGAATGGTTATCTTCTTTGATGCCCTTAAATCGCACTATACTAATCCAATAATTAAAGGGGCTAAGTATTCTTATACCAACTTCTACTCACTAGAAGATTAGGCTATCGCATGGAAAATATAGATCTAACATACAAGGAGATATATCCTAGAATATTTGTATACACTAATTTATTTCCGGACCATAAAAATCTTCATGACATAATGAAAAAATCTGAAGAAAAATCTGAGGGCAAAGGTGTCTATCATAAATGGACTGATTGGTTTATATTTGGAAAATATTGTAGTTCTAGATCTTCTAAACCTATAATAGAAGACATCAAACAATCTTTTAAAGATGGTATTGAATATGATTTTGATTTATATGACCAAGAAATTGTTCTTTACAATAGATTAAATGAAGCGGTAATTGCTGCCATCTCTAATTATGTAACCGTTAATGATGTACTTTTGCCGAAAAATTCATATATTTCAGACCAAAACATAGCCAGATATAATCCAGGGGTAGACTCTGGCGAAGGCAAAACAATGCAATATCATACCGACTATGGTATTGGGGAATGGTATTGGCCTGGTGAAAAATTTCTATTGACCGCTACAACATATATGAATGATGACTATGAGGGTGGTGAATTAATGTTTTCTATAGGTGATGAAATTATTAAATACAAACCGAAGGCTGGAGAGATAGTAGTATTTCCTTCCGGATCACCTCTTTATCCAGGCGGGGAACCATATTTTCATGGAGTAGATGGAATACGAAAAAATAGTAAATTTTTAGTTAGAATGTATTTAAAGTATGTAGCTAAAGGTGAAAAAAAATGGTATGATGGTCAAGAAAAATATGGCGAAGACGAGTGGTATAAAATAGCAAAAGAAAGAGCTGAAGGTCATAACACTATTGGTATATTTGATGGCCAACCAAAACTTTGCTCCGCTCTTATTACTAAACTTTACGGGATTGACCCCATTACTTACGAAGAAAAAGATAATGTCTACTATGATGAAGACGAAAAATAAAAAGGAAAAGAAAATGATAAAAGAAAATTACATGCAATTCTACGAAGATAATGGTTATTTAGTCATAGAAAATGCTATCCCAGAAGAAAATATTAATTCTTATTTAGAATTAATGAAAGATAATTTGACAGAAGATAAACAGGGGAAAAAGAGAGCATGGGTTGGGCATACTTCCTATCTTGCAGTTGAGGAATCTTTAGATATTTTATGTCACAAGAACGTGCAGGATACTCTTGAGGCACTCGGCAAGGGTGTAGCTTTACACCTAGAACTACCGTACTGGGTTTCTACAGAAAAAAAATGGCACCAAGATAATGTTCTTTCTAACCCAATAGCTGGTAATAATTACATTGGGGTTTGGGTTGCTCTTGAAGACATCGATCCTAACGCAGGTCCTTTTGAGGTAATACCAGGATCGCATAAATGGGAAGTAGATTCAGAAAAAATTTATGAAGATCAGCACGGAGGGGCAGAGGTAAAACCACACTATGAATTTCTACAAGAAGAAATTGATAAGAGAGAAGTAAAGGATATATTTACTTTTTTACCTAAAAAAGGCGATGCAGTTATCTGGCATAGTAAGCTAATCCATAGAGGCGCTGCCCCAGTTGATAGTTCTTTAACAAGAAAATCTTTAATAGGGCACTACTGTAATATGTTAGCTAATAACGATGCTACTGAGGAAGCTACTGGTATTGACGATATTATATCTAGAATGCATTTAGATAGAGAAGATTCGCAATATGCTAGATGGAAAAATGGTGGATATTATTTTGTAAATCCTAGTAAACCAAAGTCAGATAATTAAATTAAGGTTTTAGGTATTATATGTCATCTATTTTTATACAAATAGCTTGTTACCATGATTTGGAATTATTAGAAACTATAAAAGATGTTTTAAATAAATCTTCAGAAAATAATGATTTACACTTTGGTGTTCATAATTGTTTCTTCCAAGAAAATCCATATGATGAATCTTTTATGAGATCAGAGTTAGACAAGCTAAATAAAAATTATAAATTATCTATCAAGCACTCTAGGTTTCCAGACAATATCGGGATGGGATTAGGTAGATATATTGCTAACGAATTCTATAACAATGAAGATTTCTATATGCAGATCGATTCCCATATGATGTTTATGTATAGGTGGGACGAAGTTTTGATTGGCTTGTTGAATGAAGCTAATAAAACCGGCGTTAAAAAACCAGTCATAAGTGACCCAACTAATGCTTACTTTGTAGATGGAAATGGACAAAGACAGATAAAGGACAAGAGCTTATTTGATCATTTTAAAAATAAAAATTTTAATGTTCAAAAACTAATTGAAGAACAATCATTTGCAAAAGATAAGTATAATATATCTAGCTTAAACGAACGCAATGAAGTAAGTACTACATTCAAGCATTGTTTTGATATAGATTTAAGTGTAGAAAATTTACATAATATTTTTGAATTTATATATATCAACGGTGCTTTTATCTTTGGAGATGGTACACTACATGCTATTAAACCTAATAAAAATTTACTTTCAACCGGGGATGAGACTCTTACTTCTTCTAGATTGTATACGCATGGATATACTGTTTTGAGAACGACAGACATTAAAGTTTGCTGCCATCTTACTAGAACTAAGCCAGGTTTACCTGGTGAGGATTGGATCGTAGATCGTAGAAGAGAATCACAACAAGATTTAAGAAGTTATAATGAAGCCGAGGGTGAAGGCGAAATTATCTTCAGAAAATTATATGAAAAAAGTATAATGGAGCTAAGAAAAATATTAGGGCTGAGAATTCAAAATGATCAGTCGCTTGGAAATGAAAGAGACTATCAAGAAGTAATAGATAGCTTATTATAAAGGAAAATCAAATGAAAAAAAGAGTATTGTTAACAGGAGCTGGTGGCTTTGTAGGACATCATACATTAGAGCATATATTTAAAACAACTGACTGGGATGTAGTTATCACTGATTCTTTCCGTCATCGTGGAGTAACAGATAGAATTACCTCCATTAAATCTTGGGAAGAAAACAAGCACAGAGTTAAATTAATTACTCACGATCTTACTGTTCCATTCTCTGACGTAATGATTAAAGACATGGGTCATATCGATTATATTATTTCTATGGCATCTGACTCACACGTAGATAGATCAATTACAGATCCAGCTCCATTTATTTTGAATAACGTAGCACTTATAGTTAACGTGCTAGAGCTTGCACGTAAGATCAAACCAGAAGTATTCTTGCACGTCTCTACAGATGAGGTATATGGTCCTGCTCCAAAGGGTTATGCTCACAAGGAGTGGGATACTATCCTGCCATCTAATCCATACTCAGGCTCTAAAGCTGCACAGGAAGCTGCTTGCATTTCATACTGGAGAACCTTTGGTGTTCCAGTCGTCATTACTAACACTATGAATATTATTGGTGAGCGTCAAGATCCAGAGAAGTTTATTCCAAAGATCATGTACTGCCTTGAAAAAGATGTCCCGATGACAATTCATGGAACTGCAGAAAACATTGGCTCACGTTTTTATCTTCACGCAAGAAACCAAGCAGATGCTTTAGTGTTCATCTTGAAGAATCTACCAGCTACACATTATCCAGACTCAGATCGACCAGACAAATATCATATCGTGGGAGAGAAAGAGATTAATAATCTTGAGATGGCTCAGCTTGTGGCCAAGTACTGGGGCAAGGAATTGAGCTTTGTATTTGAGGACTTCCATACCACAAGACCAGGACATGACCTACGTTATGCTCTAGATGGAACAAAGCTAGCAGATGCTGGATGGGTTGCCCCGATGGCTCTTGAGAGATCCTTAGAGTTAACAGTCGAGTGGACTAAGGATCATCCTGAATGGCTTTGGAGAGATTAATTCTTTAAATTAAACTACCTTCATATATTGGTTACTATTTAGATGTTAAACCAATATGTGGAGGTATGTTATGGCAGCTAAGAAGCCAGCTAAAAGAAATATTACAACTGTTAAAGAAGTTAAAAAAGATTTGCCAGGAAAAGCTGTAATGTATTATGGCGTTCCAGAAAGACCATTTGTTTGTCCTTCTTGCAAAAAAAGTTTAGTTAAAGGAATAGTATATGAAGACAACAGCTCCATGTATTGTTGTAGAAGTTGTATCCCAGCTAAAGAAACCGCATCAATATAATTTTTACCAAAGGTATTAAACCATGGCAAGTCAACCAGTAGATCTATTTCAAGCTGCACTAAGTATGGACCCTCGTTTTGGGGAGAACTTACCAAAAGATGTAGCTGACGCTTTTGCTAGTGGAGATGTAGCTAGAGTCTTTAGAACAAGTGCTGATTTAGCTCCTGCTAAAAATGTTCCTGGCTCCATACCAATGACTAGTCAAGCTGGAAGGCCTCATGGAGATTACGGCGGATCCATCTACGTTCAAACTCACAGTGGAAGAACTGCTAGATGGAAACAGACTAGCATGGGCGATGATCAAGGTTGGAATGCCAACAAAGGTCGTGGATCTTTTTTTGAAAATGCTGTAACTGCTGATACAACAAGCTTTGATGATTCTGTAGAAGATCTAGCAAGAGGCGGAATGCCCACTGCACAAGCCACGGCAACGGCGGCTGAACAACTTGGTACTCCCGTTGCAGCTAGTTCTTCACAGGACATGCTTGGTAAAAAGGTAGTAGAGTATCAACGTGAAGGGGACCGAGTAAGATCACACCCTGGACATGAAGTCTCTGATGTATTTGAGTCTACTGGAGAAAGGCATTACTTTAAGGGTGATCCTTCTGTTAGTGCTAGAGGTGTTTCTTCAACGGAACCAGTTTCTGATTTTATGAGCCGTAGTGGAGTTCAAACTCCAGCAATGGAAGTTAGAGACAAGGGTGATGCCTTAGCTGCAGAGGTAGCGAGCAACAAGGGTGAATCTCTTGTGCAAAAAACTATTGAAGACAAGCAGGAAGAAGTTCAACAAGATTTACAAGAGTCTGCTGAAGAAAAAGGTGCTGAAACTATTCAAGATGCCCTTAAAGAAAAAGCTCAAGAAAAAGCTCAAGAGATTGCCAAAGATAAAGCTAAGGAAGCAGTTAAAGAAACATCCGGACCAAAAGAAACTCCAAAAGGTGGAGTAAGAGTACGGAAAGCCAGCACCACATGTTTCTACTAATCCAACTGCTACAACTTCTTCTGTTGGTGCAGTCGTTAACGAGGCTGCTCAACAAGCTGGAGCAACCAAAGAAGTGGCCGGCGATCTTGCAGATCTTGCCCTGAAAGGGGCTGGACATGGCATTCCGCCAGCTGGAGCACACACTGCTACTAAAGTTACCAAATCTATTGGCGCTATGGAAGAACTAATGAGTTACGGCAAAGACCTAGCAGGTAGGGTAATGAAAGGCGCTAAAGATTCTAAGGGTGCTAGAGCTGCTGGTCTTGCTGTCTTAGCGGCTGGTGCTGGTTGGGCTGCTGAAAGAGCTAAGAATCATCAACAGACTGTAAATGCAGACTATAATAAAGAACAACAAATAAAACAACAATTAATGTCAGATGGATAACTTCCTTACTAATATTTTAAGAATGGAAAATAAATGAGAAACTATTGGTTAAGTGAACGCACTATAATTAAATTAGTAGAAGAAGAAAATACTTCACCAAAGTCTTGTCCCGCAGCAACGCAGGATATATCTGTCAACCTAAAGAATAGACAAGACTGCGTAGACAAAGCTAAGTATGGCCCTATGAATCCTGAATTAGATAACAAAGACTTTTGGCAAGCAAAAGCAGATCTTTTTGGTACAGATCCAGAAGAAGCTAAGACTTCATTATGTTCTAACTGTGCAGCTTTTATACAAACTACTGAGATGTTAGACTGTATTAGGCAAGGTCTTGATTCAGGACCAGAAGCTGTTGCTATAGTTAAAAAAGCTAATCTTGGTTACTGTGAGATTTTTGATTTTAAATGTGCGGGCGATCGCACGTGTGATGCTTGGGTTGTAGGTGGCCCTATTACTGATGAGGACATGTAATCTATGAAGGTATGGATCGATCAAGACCTTTGCACCGGAGACGGCTTATGCGCAGAGATAGCTCCAGATGTATTTGTTATGATGGATGACGGACTTGCTTATGTTAAAGAGGGAGACAAGATCTATTGTGCAGCGGTCGGAAATCCAGAAGGCTCAGCAGGGCTAGCATCTTTTGCCGATGAAAGACTTGATGATGTGATAGAGTCTGCTGAAGAATGTCCTGGTGAATGTATCTTTATTGAAATAGATTAATTAATATTTCTTAAAGCTTCTCTTATTGCATCGTGGTCTAGTGAGTCATCAAATCCATCCGCCCAAGACTGGTGCAGAAATCCAAGTTCTACTGATTGCTGAACGTTATTATGAATCCATGAGTGGCACAGCGGGCAACATATTACGTAGTTGTCGGATGTTTGAACAACGTCAGATTGTCTATGCCCAAAAAATCCGTATCTTGATTCCTTCTGGTGGGCTATTGACCCTTTTTGAAGACATTCAGGAGAATTAACTTCACAAATAGTTTCTGGATATCCAGCCCTGTCAAATGCTTCAATTCGTGCGTTTTTAACAGATTCTGGTATTTGTATTTTTATTTGATTAATTTGTTCAGAGGTATAAATTGAACCTATTTCATCCGTCATGGCATTCATTCCTTTTTT